CAGAGGAGGAAACCAATGAACCGACTGACGATTGACCAGGAGAAGGAAGCGCTGTATCAGGCCGCCCGCCGGCTGGGCCTCGACGCGCACATTACATACATGGAGCGGAAAGGCGACGCTTACACCTACGCCGAAAAACTGATGCTGAACAGCTACCGCAAGGGGATGCCCTATAAGGCCTCCTATCTCTACTGCGACACGGTTGACGCCTGCTTTTTCTTCGACCATGACGGCCAGGCGGCTGTCAGCATCTCCGCCCGCTGGGTCCAGGGGGCCAAGGACCTGGGCAAGCCCATCCGGGAGGCTCTGGACCTCATCCAGAAGATGCTCGACGCCATGACCGACGAGACGGCGAAATGGCTGAAGGGGAGCCGGGATGAAAGAAATTAGATTCACGATCCCGCTGGCCCCGGTCACCAAGAAGAATTCCCAGCGCATCGCCAACTGCGGGGATTACAGCAAGATCCTCCCCAGTAAAGCCTACGTCCAGTACGAGCGGGACGCCGGCTATTTTCTTCCGCACCGTGGAGCGGCCCTGGCCCGGAGGTGCGAGGTGGTCTGCCTGTTCTATATGCCGACCCGCCGGCGGGTGGACCTGACCAATCTGCTGGAGGCCATCGACGACGTGCTGGTGAAGTACCAGGTGCTGAAAGACGACGACAGCAAGATCATCGTCTCCCACGACGGGAGCCGGGTGCTGTTCGACCCGGACCGGCCCCGGACCGAGGTAACGATAAGATTCATGGAGAGCAACGCCCCCTCCTGTTTGGGCGGAGGTGACAAGCCGTGCGGATAACCTGCAGCAACTGCGGGGCACACGAAAATATCGGCCCCAGCAAAATCACAGATGCTGTGCTGAGGGGATGGGGCAGCTATGGCAGCGCCCTCTATTGCCCGGAATGCACCAAGACGTGGGACGAGCGGAACAAGGGCAGGCCTATGGCCTCGGCCCTGCATACCACGCAAAGGCTGTACGAGCTCATTGCCCCGAGAAATGGGCGGTATAGGTGAGATGGCCCTGCGGCAAAGTGAGGGCAAAAATCGTTCATTTACAGGGCAATCCAGAAAGTGTTATACTGCAAGATGTAAAATCTTAATCATGCCGGAAGCCCCTGCGTTCTCCCCCGGGAGGACGTGGGGGCTTCACTATTTCAGGGAAGGAGGCCGTATTGCGCCGCCCCTTTGCGCCGCCCCCGCCTCGCCAGCGGGAACAATGCAAAGGAGGTTTTCTGATGTTAGGTATCATCGTGCTTATCGTCTATGCCGTCCTGATGATCGGGGCGACGACGGCATTCACAAAGCGGACGCACGACGCCGAGAGCTTCCATGTGGCTGACCGCCGCATCGGAACCGGGGTAGCCGCCATGAGCATCGCCGCTACATGGATTTGGGCGCCCTCCCTCTTTGTGTCTGCGGAAAAGGCATACACCAGCGGAATACCGGGGATTTTCTGGTTCCTGGTCCCCAATGTGCTGTGCCTGCTGATCTTCATCCCGTTCGCCAAGCGGATGAGGGCCAAGTACCCGGAGGGCATCACCCTGTCCGGCTACATGGCCGAGGCATATCAATCCCGGAGGGTGCAGGGCGCGTACTCATTCCAGCTCAGCACCCTGGCTGTCCTCTCCACCTCCGTCCAGCTCCTGGCCGGGGGCAAACTGCTGTCTGCCATCACCGGGATACCGTTCTGGGGAGTGACAATCATCCTCGCGGTGGTGGCGTACTCCTATTCGTGCCTGTCCGGCCTCAGAGCATCGGTTACAACCGACGTTATCCAGCTTGCCATAATCCTGATAGGCTGCGCCGTCCTCGTCCCCTGGACGCTTACACGGGCCGGGGGGATGGGTGCGGTGCTGGCCGGTTTGGGCGGCGCCACCGGGGGCTATACCTCCCTGGTGTCCGAGGCGGGGCTGGCGGTGTTCCTCGGCTTCGGACTTCCCACCGCCATCGGTCTGATCTCCGGCCCGTTCGGGGACCAGTGCTTCTGGCAGCGGGTATTCTCCATCCGGGAGGACCGCCTGGGGCGGTCGTTCTGCATCGGGGCGCTGCTGTTTGCCGTGGTGCCCCTGTCCATGAGCCTGCTGGGCTTTGCCGCGGCCGGCACCGGCTTTGCGGCGGCTGACCCGAGCATGGTCAACGTGGAGCTGATCGGCTCCCTGCTCCCGGCCTGGGTGATGGCTCCGCTCCTGCTGATGGTGCTGTCCGGCCTGCTCTCCACGGTGGACAGCAACCTGTGCGCTCCGGCCTCCCTCACCACCGACTGGAAAATGACCGGCAAATTGGATTCCCTTAGAAAACTGCGGCTTTCCCGGTTCGTGATGGTCCTTATGCTCCTGGTGAGCATATTGATCGCCAACCTGCCCGGCCTGACGGTGACGCACCTGTTCCTGTTCTACGGCACCCTCCGGGCGTCTACCCTGCTCCCCACGGTGCTGACTCTCCTGGGCTGTCGCCTGAGCGCCAACGGCGTGTTCGCCGGTATCGTGACCTCGCTGTGTGTCGGACTTCCTGTCTTTGCTGTCGGGAACATCTTCAACCTGGCTGTGTATAAGACCGCCGGGAGCCTGCTGACCGTTCTTTTGAGCGGGGCCGTGGCCCTCCTGTTCTCCAGGAAGGAGGCGGCGGCATGAAGCTGGGCAGAAAGCAGAGCATCAAGAACGACGCCTGGATTGAGGCCATGGCCCACATCGAGGAGACGGTGAGCCGCAAGGACCTTGATGCCATGGTGGAGCGCACCGTGGCCGACATCCGGGAAAAGACGGCCGGCAAGACCGCCGCCTACGCCTGGAGCGCCGGCAAGGACAGCATCGCCCTCGGCAAGCTCTGTGAGCTGGCCGGGGTGACGGCCTGCATGATCGGCGTGTGCAACCTGGAGTATCCGGCCTTTGCCGCCTGGATCGACGCCAACAAGCCGGAGGGGTGCGAGGTCATCAACACCGGCCAGGATATGGCCTGGCTGGTGAAGCACCCGGAAATGCTGTTCCCCCAGGACAGCAAAGCCGCCGCCCGCTGGTTCTCCATCGTCCAGCACCGCGCCCAGATGCAGTATTTCCGGGCAAAGGGGCTGGACCTCATCATCCTGGGGCGGCGCCGGGCGGACGGCAACTTCGTCGGCCGCAAGTCCAACATCTACACCGACGGCAAGGGCGTTACCCGGTTCAGCCCCCTGGCCGACTGGCCCCATGAGTACGTCCTGGCCCTGATCCACTACTACGACCTGCCCCTGCCCCCTATCTACGGCTGGCCCAACGGCTACCTGTGCGGCACCCACCCCTGGCCCGCGCGGCAGTGGACCGGCAGTGAGGAGAACGGGTGGCGGGAGATCTACGCCATCGACAAGAGCATCGTCACAGCCGCCGCCGAGCATTTCCCCGGGGCGAGGGCGTGTCTGGAGGTGGCGGGCGAATGAACGTCAGGAAGATGCCTCTGGCCTCCCTGCAGAGGCCAGAGCGGAACGTGCGGATGCACACCGAAAAGCAGCTCCGGGAGTTCGAGCGCAGCGTCTCCATGTTCGGCCAGCTCCGGCCTATCGTGGTGGACGAGAACCGGGTTATCCTGGCCGGGAACGGCCTCTATGAGACCCTGCTCCGCATGGGCTGGGAGGAGGCCGACATCCTCCAGATGGAGGGCCTGACCGAGAACCAGAAGAAAAAGCTCATGCTGGCCGACAATAAGATCTTCGGCCTGGGCGTGGACGACCTGGATTCTTTCGACGCTTTCCTGGTGGAGCTGAAGGACGACCTGGACATCCCCGGCTTTGACGAGGACCTGCTGAGGAGCATGGTAGCCCAGGCCGGGGAAGTCACCGAAACGCTGAAGGAGTACGGCACCCTCGACGAGAGCGAGATCGAGGACATCAAGGCCGCCCGGGAGCGCAAGGACCTCTACATGACCGAGGGCATGGGAGAGGACGACGAGGAGCCGGAGGCACCGGCAGCGGGACCCACCCAGCAGGCGGCCGAGCCCAGAGAGCCCGTCCGCCAGTACGTGGTCTGCCCCAACTGCGGCGAGAAGATATGGCTGTAAAGCGTATCCGCTCCGACATGGACGTGGTGACCGCGGCGACGGTGCGGGTGCGCAATGCGTTCCGCAACGGCGTCCCGGTCTATATGTCGTTCAGCGGCGGAAAGGACAGCCTGGCTCTCGCCCAGGTTACCATGTCCCTCATCCAGAGGGGCGAAATCGACCCCTCCCTCCTGACCGTCCAGTTCGTGGACGAGGAGGCTATTTTCCCCTGCATCGAGGAGACCGTCATGGACTGGCGCCGGCGCTTTCTGTATGCCGGCGCCAAGTTCGAGTGGTATTGCGTGGAGGTCAAGCACTTCAACTGCTTCAATGAGCTGTCGGAGGAGGAGACCTTCATCTGCTGGGACAAGCGCAAGCGGGACGTGTGGGTGCGTCAGCCCCCGCCCTTTGCCATCACCAGCCACCCCATGCTGCGGCCCCGGAAGGACAACTACCAGAGCTTCATGCCCCGAGTGTGCATGGACGGCATCACAATGACCGGCGTCCGGGCGGCGGAGTCCGTCCAGCGGCTCCAGTACATGGCCCGGCTGAACACCGGCGGCAAGGGCATGACCGGCCGCAAGCAGATTTTCCCCATCTACGACTGGACCACCAACGACGTCTGGCTGTACCTGCGGAACGAGGGCGTGGAGATTCCGCAGATCTACCTGTACCTCTGGCAGTCCGGCACCAACCGGAACCAGCTGAGGGTGTCGCAGTTCTTCTCTGTGGACACCGCCCGCTCCCTGGTCCAGATGAACGAGTATTACCCGGACCTCATGGAGCGCATCATCCGCCGGGAGCCAAACGCCTACCTCGCCGCCCTCTACTGGGACAGTGAAATGTTCGGCCGGCGCTCCCGCGCCCGGCGGCAGGCCGAGGGCGAGGCCATCACCAAGGACTACAAGGCCATCCTCACGGAGATGTTCTCCGACATGCCCCGGCACTTCAACACCCCCAACAAGCTCCGCGTCGCCAAGACCTACCGCAACCTGTTCATCAAGATAGGCCTGTTCGCAACCCCCAAGGACTATCAGCTGATGTACGAGGCCCTCATGAAAGGGGACCCCAAGCTCCGCTCCTACCGCGCCCTCTACCAGATCATCTACAGCCGGTACATCGAGGATGCCAAGGCTGAGCGAAAGGGGGTGGAGGCGCATGGCTGACGTGAAGCTGACGGCCCCTCTGTCCACCCTGGAGTGGGTGGACCGTACCCTGCTCAAGCCCAACGACTACAACCCCAACAAGGTGAGCCGGGAGAACCTGAAGCTCCTGACCCAATCCATCCTCACCAACGGCTGGACACTGCCCATTGTGGTGCGGCCCGATTACACCATCATCGACGGCTTTCACAGATGGACCGTATCAGGCGAGGAACCGCTGTTGTCCAAGCTGGACGGCAAGGTCCCTGTGGTGAAGGTCTACCACGAGGACCAGAGCGAGGACATCTACGGCACCGTCACCCACAACAGGGCCAGAGGCACCCATCTGCTGGAGCCCATGAAGGCCATTGTGAAACGTCTGATGGACGAAGGCAAGACGGTGCAAGAGATAGGGAAGCAGCTGGGGATGAAGCCGGAGGAGGTATTTAGGCTATCCGACTTCTCCAGGGAAGACTTCCTGGAAATGATGATCAGAGGCAAGACCACATACAGCAAGGCGGAGATGTACACCACCATCTAAGCCCCTGGCAGGCCGTGTGTCATGCTTCTGCATCAAGCAAGGTAGCAACCAACCCAAAGAACGACAAAAGGCACACAAAGCCTGCTGTCGTCTTCCAGGCCAAAAAGACGA